GTTTTCTTTTTTAGTTTTTGATCCTTTTTTACACATTTCTAATATTTTTTGTTTAGCTTCTTCTTCAGAAAAACCTTTATTTATCCAATATTCAATATTTGTAGGTCTTCTTTTTCTTATTTCAAGAATAGAGTCTTTTTCAGAAAAACCTTTATTTATCCAATATTTTATTGAGTATGGTGATATTATATTACCTTTTTCATCTTTCATATGAATATTTATATAAACGCAATCGGAAAATCATTCACTTTCCAAAAAAATATTAATAATATTTTCAGGAACAATAACATCTATATTTGTCTCACCATCGACACATTTTCCACTAGAATTACTTCTATTTCTTTCACTATCCATTCCTAAAATAAGATTAATACCTGGAGTGAATGTTATTTTTTGGGGTATTTTACCATATGATAAGAAATTACGCCATTCTATATCAATCATTTCTATTTTATGCATTGATTAAATTTTATATCTCCCAACCATAATTTCTGAAGCCATATTACACCCACTTGTAAACCAAATTTAGGCCATGTTTCGGGTGTATCTATAGGTAATATTTCTTTTATACCAAATTTAGCACTTTGAATATCTTTCAATCTTGCTTTCATCCATATTGCATTTATAAGACATAAAAAAACAACATTAGTAGATATTTCCATACTATGTTGTAAAAATTTTCTAAATTGAGAATATGGTGGATTAGTTATTATCCAGTCTACATTTTCATTAAATTCAAAAAAATCTACACCATCATCAATTTCACACCATAATTTTGTACATTCTTTTGGAAATGCATTATAAAAAGCGCCTTGTCCTCTACATGGTTCAAGTATTGTTCCAGTTGGTGAAAAATGGTCTACTATTTTTTGAGCAACGTCTTCTGGTGTATATATTCTATCATTACCACCTTTTCCTATAAGTGCTCTACTCATCTATCCTCTATACACATATAAATTGTTTCAGGGCTAAATCTCTTATTGCCTAAAAAATCTGTAGTACATTTAATCCAAGTAATAGAAAACGAATGCCCTGTCTTATTTTTTAAATGTTCTTCAAAAGAGGATGTATCAGGACTATTATTTTCAAACCATTCTTCTAATTCCTCATATGTTCCAAACAGTACAGTTTCTTCTCTCATATGATTTATCCTTCTTCTTTTTGATCTTCATATACACCAAGAATACCATATCCAGCAATATCATTATAAGGACTTTCTCCCAAGGCGTGCTTATCAGTAGCAATCCTAAACAATTTATCAATTATTCGTGTAACTGCGAGCATATCTCTATATTTATCTACTGTTACACCATTAGGATATAATATTTCCAATATTTTAGGTGAATTAGCAAAAGAATCACCATATTTAGCGTTCTTTTCAGTTACTAAACTACCTATTTCTAATCCTATATCTCTATATGATTTCATTCTTCCGCATCTCTCCTTTGTTCATATATTTCTGAAGCTAAATTTGCAACTCTTGATGCCCATCTTACATCATCTTTATTAAGCTCTACTTCCTCAGCAAAATCTTCAATATCATGTGGAAGTATTTTATATGGATTTTTTTCACTATCAATATCTATAAAAATATGCCTTAATTCGTGTCTTAAAAGTCTAATTTTATCAATTCTTTCAATATTATCCCATACACATTTATCTAAATAAATAATATATGGAATACCTTCTTCAGCTTCTTCTAGTGTTAAATATTTAATTAAATCATTAGATTTTTGACATCTTCCAAGAATTAATTTTCCCCCAGATTGTCTTTTTTTCAAGTCAAATAATACTTTAATATCAACATTTCTAAGTGATGGAAAATATTCTCCTTTTATTTCTGATAATAAATCTAATACATCTTGTGTTACCTCTTCAAATCTAATATTCATAATAATTACCTCTTCTTTCCTTTCAATTTTATCATATAACGGTTTCTACCAAGTTTTTTTGAAATTTTGTAAATATAACCATCAATTTCTAAAAAATCTCTTAAATTTGGATCGGGTCTTGCTATCTTATGAGATGGCATTAATTCAAAAGGTATTTCTGCCTTTGCTTCTTCATAATCTTTTTTTTCATCATCAAGCATCTTCTTTTTTTCAATATAATCCATAAAAATACATTACTCCTTTATATTGTAATAAAATTTATACCATTGTACAAATCTTTCTAACCCTTCATCTATATCTACTTTAGGGGAATATCCAAATTCAGAAACTAATTTATCAACATTAGCTCTCGATTTATTGATTTCACCCGGTGGTATTGAAACATATTCTTTTTTACCAGTAATACCTGTCAATTCCTCTAACTTTGTTACAACATAGTTCAAATCGACACTGTTAGTATTTGCTATATTATATATTACATATTCTTGTGGTATGTGTAATGTTTCTAAAATCATATCAACAACATCATCAACAAAAGTAAAATTTCGTTCCATTTTTCCATAACCATTCATCTTCAATACTTTATTATTATACAATGCATCTGTCCATATGTAAATGGCCATATCGGGTCTTCCCCATTCACCATAAACAGTAAAAAATCTCAATCCAGTACACTTTACGTTATATGCGCTACTATATACTCTAGCTTGTAACTCATTATATCTTTTAGTTGCTGCATACATATTAAGAGGATTATCAACATCGGCATCTTCAATAGATTCTTCTTTACTTTCACCATACACACTGCTACTTGATGCATACACAAAATTTTTCACATTCCACATTCTTGCTCGTTCTAACATGTGAAATGTTCCCCAACTATTATTATATTCATATATTTTAGGATTTTCTAATGAATATGGTATACCGGCATATGCTCCTAAATGACAAATATAATCTGATTTTAATGAATGTGGAATAAAATTCTGTACAGGTCCCTCATAAAACATAAATTTATCATAATTATTCAGATTATTTAGTCTTGCATGTTTCAAATTTATATCATAATATGTGTTTACACTATCTACACCATTTACTCTTTTACCCATATCTAATAATCTTTTACAAACATGATAACCTATAAAACCGGCAGCGCCTGTAATTAAATATGTCATTATTTTTATCCCTCTCTTATTCCTTTAAAATTTTATTAATCATTTGTTTCATTACTGATTTTTTTAAATGTTCTGGTATTTCTATTTTATTAATATATTCAAAAAATATATCTTTATGATCCATTATTTTTATATTTTCTATTTCATCAAAATCAGTAACTTTATCTTCTATTATTGAAATACTTGAAAAATCAGTATATAATTGTAATGGATTATGAATTCTTATACTTTCAATAATTTTAGTATTTTCATTTATACCATAATCTTTAAGAAATTGTAATTTTACAATATTATTTGTTATAATATCACTTTTTATTTCTTGTTCAGAATTTATTATAACATATTGTGGTGCATCAGTAAACGATATAAATTCAATATTATTATCATCAAAAATATAATAACCTCTATCACTATTAACATCATTAAAAGACATATGATAAGGTGAACCTAAATATATTATATTATTTTTTTTTGTGGGAATATGAAAATGACCAGATAAGACTAAATCAAAATTTTTAAAATCGTTTATATTAAAAATTGATTTATTATAAATATGTTTTTCATTAGTATAAAAAGAATTTATTTCAAAATGACCAAATAAAAACTTACCACCCTTTTTTAATATTTCAGGCGTAAGTTTTTCCCAAGGTACTAAAGTAATATTATCAATAGTACATGTTTCTCTTATAACAGATACATTTTTATATTCTTTAAAAACATCTAATGAAGTGGGATAAACATCTGTTTTATAATATGAATCATGATTACCTATAATAATAATAACATTAAAATTTTTCAGCATTTCCATAATATGTATTGTTACAGAAAGAGTTTTAATATTTAATGTTTTTCTATCATCGAACCAATCACCTAAATGGATGATAGTTTTAATATTTTTTCTATTACAATTATCTATTATAGATTTAAATAATTTTATTGCTGATTGATGCCATATATCAGAAGATTTATGTATACCTAAATGTGTATCACTTATTAATAATTTCTTCATTATTCACAATTTCCTCTTCTACATATAAATCATGCCATCGTTCTTCTTCTACCGGAGCCTTACCAAACGCCGATGAATTTAACATTCCTTCATAATCAAGTGATCTGGAAGTATATGTTATTTCATTACTAGATCTAAAATTATCTACAGCATTATAACATACATCTTTAATATAACTATGTGTATTTTGTTCTTTTATATATAATTTATAAGAATTTTTACAGATTTGTGTGATGTATGCGAATGCATTTCTAGATTTTTCTGGATTAAAATTTTTAAGATATTTTATACAGGTTAAAACAGCTTCTCCTACCATATCTTCTCGCCATGTATAACCAACAAAATTACCCTTAAAAGAATAATTATTTGCTAATACTAATAACATTTTACCTAATTCTTCTGATACTACACCATTTTCCTTGAATTTTATAACTTCCGTTAGCAAATCTTCATTATTTATATAATTTTTAGCCAAACTTCATAAATCCTCCTAAGCGTAATGCTCGTTTATTAGTAAATCTCTAATAATTATTATAACTTAAATTGTATTATTTGTAAATGTTTAAACAACGGACTGGAGTAGATTATTTTCTACTTGTTTTTTATATAAAGATAGAACATCATTAGATTTAAGATGAAGAATTTTTAATTTTTCATAATTTTTTTTCCTTAATTTAAGTATATTAATATCAGAACCCTCATCAATACAAAAATCAAAAAAATATTTACCCTTATATATATTTTTTAATTCTTTATTAAGTGATGAAGGTAATTTTAATATTTCTGTAATATTATGTTCTTTAATTATTTTTAATATTATTTCTGAATAAGGGGGTGGCTTATCAACTAACATTAGTGTCAGCATCCTAAATTTATTAGTATCTTCGTCAATACCGGAATATGATAAATAATTTAATAATCTCATTTTTACTCTGTCGGAATTTCAAAAACTAATTCAACAATTAAACCTTTTGGTGCAGTACTACTAACAGCATCTATATGAATACATAAAATATTACCTGTTGTTATATTATCATAGGCAGCGTCTATAACTCCTGGAGTATCCGATGTTCTTGTACTTACTTCACCTGATTCAATAGCCATTAATGTTGATAACATTTCATGTGATGTTGTAACATTATATACGCCTATTGTTGTAGATCCTGTTTCGCCGGCAACCAATGCTGTTGCAGCTACTCTAATTAAATTCATTCCATTAAATTCATCTGGAACAATATAATAATATTTATTTCCAGTAGTAATATCTGTACTCCATTCAATAACTGGTAATTCAATAACTCTTTTTACTGCTGATTCCCATCTATATGCCAATTTATTACTTATTAATTTATTCTTTCCTATTACACTATAATCTGTTTCTAAAACTGGTTCTGGAGAAATACTAAACTCAATATTATCAATATATCCGTCTGATATAACACCAGGTTTTGACCATTTTATTTTAAGTTTGATACCAGCATATCCATGTCCCGATAAATCACTATCATCAGAAATCCAAAACTCAAAAAAACCATCAGAATTAGTTCTTAATTGTGGATTACCAGTTGATCCAGATCTTTCATAATTAATGAATGCTGTTCCACCAATTTCAACATCATATAACCAAACATATGTAGTACTTTCAGACTGCATAACGCTTATAATAGCGGCTTCTATTGGTTGCCCTTCTTCATTTAACAAATAATGCCAATAATGTACTCTTGCCATAATATTTATCCCTCAATTTATATTTATAATTTAATTACATAATTTTAGCTATTCTATACCAAATAATCAAAGAAATATTTTCTGGCTTATATATAGGACTACAATATGTATAAAATAATATATCACCTGTAATGCTAAATATACCCATTTCTGATATATTATAAGATTGATTATCATTTATATCAACTCTTATATAATAATATTCACCATCTTCTTTATATAAAACTGCATTGAATGTTCCAATAGGAGATTCTATATCATTTTCTACAGCAGGTTTCCAATTTCTACTACCAGCATTTCCTATTTTTAAGTATGATATTGAACTTATAATTTCATCCATTGTTAATAATCCAATACCCACTTCTCGTACAACCGCAATACCTGATCTTTCCTCATTAAATAATAATATACAAACATTATTATCGACAATAGTAATAGATGCTGGATATATAACATTATCATTATTATCAAATGCCTGAACTTGAATATTATTTGAATTTAATCCATGATATACATACCATTCTTTTGATGCTTCTGATCTTTCATAAGGAACGACCATTGTATGTTTTGTTAATGATAAAAATCCTGTATCTGCTTCAATAAGACTTGCCGATGCTGAAACAGTCGATGACATTGTAACTGATTGTGGAATAAAAACTTTTTGAGTTTCATATTTAGCTAATTCTAACACATATTGATAGTTATCGCCAAAATTATGAGTAGCCTCCCATTCACTAGAACTTACTGATTGTTCGTGAGTATAATCAGCAACAGAAATAAAAGCATATCCATTTACTGCTACAGAAAAGGTAACAACTATTGAACTATTTGTTGTAAATTCTATAGTAGATGGATAGATTTGTTTTCTATTTGCATCAAAACATTGAATATTCAAATCTTTTGTCCCAAAATTATGTTTTATAATCCATTTAGATAAATTATTTACCGAATTAAAAATTAAACTATTAGGAAAAGATACTGCAACTGATCTACAACATTGTGAGTATAAATAACCATATTTTGTTGGAAGTTGATATAATGATTTTGTTAATCCTGTAAAATCTGTTATTGGTGAAATAATTTCATTATAATGTGCAAATTTACATACCGGTCTCATTTCATTCCAATATGATAATAAATCATCCCAAAATTCTTTTTTTATAATAGCATCAGAATGTAATGGTTCATTAGATAAATCTATTTCTACTCTATAATGTGGAGTTAAACATCCACCACTTATTTCCGGTGAATATGTTGGATATAACATAGATGATGTATTACTGAATGTTATTGCTTTACCTTCAGCATTTTCAGTAAAAGTAACTGTATATGACATCGTATCATTGAATTTGATACCATCAGGAATTTCTAAATAATCATTATTTACTATTTGAACGAGAGGATACATATCATCTAAATTATGCTCTATATACCATTCTGTACCTGATGAATGTGTTGTTACTGTTAAATCATCATCCACAATCATAACCGCAACACCTTCCATAGCTTCTGAAAATGTTAATGTTAAATCATCAGTATTTTCATAATATATTTGATCAGGTATTATTTGTTCATCATTATATATAACCTGAATTATTGGATACTGTTTGCCTAATGCATGGTTTATATTCCATGTTATACTTGGTGTATTTTGAATATGAATAAATTCCATAGCAGATAATGGTGCTTCAGTACAAATTGCCTTACCTGAAACAACCTCACCAAATGTTGCTTCTATTAAACTAATATCTCTATAAAATATTTTACTAGGAATAATTATATTATCTTGATCATCAACAAATTGGCACAATGGATATTTATTATTAAGATTATGTGTCACATCCCATATTAATGATGGCGTATTTATATCTATTACAGATCGTGCAATTTCAGAATAATAATATCCATGACCAGCACCTGTTTCTGGAGGAACTTCATTATAATGTGGAAATGATGTATAGAGAAAATCTGTAAAATTTTCTAATGGTGTACCTTCTATTTCCCAATTATGCCATCTTTCATATATATTTAATAGATTAGTCGTTCCTTTTGCTAGAGTATTCCAAATAATATATAATGATGAATATGTTCCTTTTCTTTTTAAATAATATGGTAGATTAGCGACAAATACTCTTTCTGTATCAATGTCCATACTATGCTTTGTTGATACATTATACATTAATAATAAGTAATATAGATAATTTGACCACATTTCATATGGATCTGATAAACACAATATATTTTTTAGTGAATTATATATTTCAGAATATTGTTTATCAAAAAAAGTTTCTAAAAATATTTGAAGATTTTCAGTTCTATTATTTACAGGAAGTGTATTTAATGCATACTTATAAATATTATTATAATCTATTACAATTTTATTATTATCTAAAGCAAAAAGTTCACCAAAATATAGATATCTCTTGTTAGTATTTACATACTTAACATATTCATCATTATTTTCTATAAATTCATGTAATATTCTATCTATACCAAAATATATTTCAATAGGTGTATTTATTGGATCAGATGAATATTCAATAAGATCTTCTAAAGTAATTTCAGAACCTCTTATTGCTGTTGCCGGAACGTATTGAAATGTAAATAAAGTACTCTCAAGAAGGCTATTTTCAGAATTTCTTGAAGTTAAAGAATACGGTACACCTTTAATTCTATAATAAGGATTATATCCTAAACTATCTGATGATGGCCTTGGATTTTTAAGATAAAGATTTACACCGTAACCACCTCTTGCACAAATATTAATACCCGAACCAAATATAGACACTCCTCGCAGAGAACCAGTTTTAGCTAGCGAATAATTATATGGTCGTATAGTATTTAAAAAATTTTCAATAATAAAATATGGAATATCTGAAAATTTACTAGACATTTATAACTCCTGTATAAAAGTACTATCAAATATTGAAACAGCAGGAAATTGATTATGCCCTAATTGAATATATCGTAATTTATTATCTCCTGAGTGAGATTCAGAAGTATATACAGGATATTCAGTTGATCCATATTCATTTATAATAACACCGTTTAAAACATTTATATCTCTTGGTATTAAAGTTTGTATACCTTTAACATATGAAAACGAATCAGTGGTTGAAATATTAGTAGTATCAAGAATATATTCTATTATATTAGTAAATGATATAATTTCATTAAATCTCCTATTACTTGTTTCAAAATAATATTTCAATTTATTACTTACATCATTTGCTACGGTTGAAAATGTATATGTTCTTTTGATTTTTATACCAAAATCAAAAGAGAAAAATATAATTTCAGGTAAAACAAATTCTTCATATGCACATAGCATTTTTCTTGGTTCTAGATATGTTGATAAATCAACTTTAAAACTATTAGTAAAATTTATAGGGACATATAATCCACTACCAGATGCTGGTATACTATTGGAACCATCTGCTCCTGAAATGGTTATTGTTCCAGTTCCCCAATCAACAGGAATAGTTGAAACATAAACTCTATTATATTCTAACATACTACCTGATGGTGCTATTTCTTGCTCTCCCCATACATTAGCAACTTGTATATCAGATTTAGCTTCTAAATGAGTTATATAATCATATTTCGTAACATTTCTATATTGAGAATGTATAGCTCCAGTAGATGCTGATTTTATATTAGATAGTGTTTCTGGATTTGAACCGCCAACAGCCGCAGATAAATTTGTTACTGACATATATGTATTATTTATATATGATCGTTTTGTTTGATTATATATAAATTCAGTTTCTGGTATTGTAATTAATCCTGATCCTATATTACCATAAGTACCTGCTGATATTAATAAAATAACATTTATAATATCTGTTCCTAAAGGAACATTTCTAGCTGATGAAAATTCTAAAATATAATTTTTATATTTATTATATCTCATTAAATATAAATTAGATTCATTTTTCAACCCCGATAATTCATCATAAAAATCTGATGCTCTATTCCATACTATGTTATTTACACTTAATTCCATAGATGGTGACTGGTCACTTAAATCATCATCATAATCAAAATTATATGAAGGTAAATAAATTATATTATCTATAATATTATCTCCTGTAAATGTTCCATTATATACGATTCCCTGTCTTATAGGAACTGAAAAGGTATATGTTCCTAATGCTGATGTTGGGATAGTTTCTATGGTATCTATTATAGTTGAGAATTGTAATAATGCACCATTTTCATCAACAGATTCATTACCAGTACAGACTATTTGTTTCCATGCCCCTAATGAAATAGTATCTCCTGGTGATACCCCATTTGTACCACCAGATAACGTAAGTGTTATAGTAAGATCTGTTGAACTTGAAATATAACCACGTGGATCATAACCTCTAAGTCGTGATAACATATGAACTGTTTCATATATATCAGCAGTTTCCATATATTGATTCTTTGCTATTTGATTTACATAATATGTTGTTAACATTCCAAGATAACACATCATTTCCATTAAAACAGATATGTTAGAACCCTCATAATTATAATCTCTAAATGTCGGATTTACTGCAAGAAGTTCTTGTAATCTAGACTTCATTGTAGAATAATCCATATCTAAATATTGTGGTGTAAGTATATTATCAGCCATTATTTAAAGCTCCTATGTTTGTTTAAGGATAAACTTTATGGTTCCTCCACCACCAAGTTCTCCTATTCCTTTTATATGATATGTTATAGTAATTTTATATTGCATATTATCAATATCACCATCTATATTTACATTATCTAATATTATTCTTGTTTCCCATGCACCTATTTCATTAATGATAGTATTTCCTAATTTCTTAACAGTATATTCATCCATTGGTTCAAATAATATTAAATTTGAATTTGATCCAAATTCTGGCAACATTCTTCTTGAATTTTTAGATGTTGTCAATATATTTGTAATAGAATTCCTAATTGCATTATGATCTACATATTTTTTAATATCACCATCAGTTTGCTGATTAAGTTCTATATCTATATCCGAAAATATTGTAAATGTTGATATCATAATTTTTACCTTATATATATGGTGTAAATATTGTTATAGAATCTTCATATTTTGTTTTATTAATTTGTGTTAAATTTTTACCAACTGTTAATTTAGAAATCATATCATAAATACCATATGTTCCTGATGTATCAATAGTTTTATTCAAATAATCATATGTAAAATTAAAGTCTACAATTTTATTTATTATTATTGTATCAGAATCCCATCCAATTCCGTTATATTGATATGATAATGTTTTTACAGATTCTAAATTATTAGTAATAATATCACCACTCAATGATATTGTTGTTGTATCATCTGAATAATCTGATGAAACAACATTACAAATTTTAATACCATCTATTCCACAATTACATAATATATCAGCATCTACTATAAATATTAATGTTTTATCATCATAACAAGAAAATGATGTATCACTAATAAAAGTTAAATCATTTAATATTAAATTATCATATATTTTCCAATCTGTTACATTAGAAATTCCAAAATTATCATATATATAAACATAATCACCTTTAGCTGGAAGTAATGTTTCAGTAAATTCTGTAGAAATTGTTTCTAATATATTTTCAAAATCATCTGCAATTGATGCCAATTCAGTAATTTGTTCCTGAATTTTAGCAATAGAAACAGTTGCATTTTCTATTTTTTGTGGCATACTATTTAAAATATTTTGTATACTCATCCTGCAAATACACTCCCTGAACCTGTAATAAGTACTCCTTTGAATGATCCATCAAATGAATCTCCTATTCTTGCTACTCCTTTACCATTACAAAAAACACTTCCACTACCTGTAATAATTATTCCTACATGACCACAAGAACTTAATACAATATCTCCTATTGTTGCTACTCCTTGCCCATTACAAAAAACATTTCCAGAACCTGTAACTATTATTCCTGTTGTATTTATAGGCGTTTTATGATCATAACAAGTTCCCGATCCAACATCCCCTATTTTACATAACGATAATCCCATAATAATCCTTAATTTATATTTACTGGAGAGCCTGAAATAGTACATACCCCACTTGCCGTAACATTTACATTCACTCCTTGAACTGTAATGTCGCTAGAACTTGTTATACTAATATTACCAGTAACATTAACATTCCAATTACTTTTAAATGTTTCAGTTACATCACCAGTAACATCATCTTTAAATGTACCACCTACTGTTCTTGTTACATTATCTGTTATATTTATAGTTTCATTTTTAACTCCAGTAATTTGAATATTCCCGTCTTTATCTATTTCACTCAATGTTCCGGTTTTATGGTAAACTTTAATCCTTTCATTACTTGGCGATGAATCAATTTCAATATAATGGCCTGCATGTGTTTCCAAAACAATATTATGTGGATATGTAGAAACTTTTGTATTCCAATCACCTTTCGCTGGAACAGTTGCAAAATATCTCGGTTGTAATATATGACCCGATTCAAAAAACACAAAAACATGTGAATTAACTAAAGGAACACTAAATAAACCCTGTCCGGTAATAGAACCTTCTATCAAGCTTAAAACAGGTTCTGCCCAAAGTAATTCATCTGTTGGTATACCATCAGTAGATGTTTTTATTTTGTTTTGTGAATGAACGCCAAATACTCGTATTTTACATCTTCCTTGTTGCTCAGGATCAAGATTATCTTCTACAATCCCCCTGAAGATGCCATATAACTTCTCTCTGGGTAAAGTCATATCTGAAAATTCGTTTTTTAGAATAGACACTATTATATTTCTCCAATTATTATGCCATTTTTCTATTTTTTAGGTACTACAATATTATATAATGTGGCCTTATGTAATGCTTTATTATCAGCATCAGTATAACCTGTTTTTATAGCAACTATTAATTGTCTAAAATATGGCTTTGTTTTACTACTGAATTGATGTGTTATAGATTTTACAAGGAATTTTCCTTCATATAATTTATGTAATACTTCAGTATCTGAAACACTTTTCCAAGGAATATCTATCATCATTCCAGCATATCTTCTGTCATGTCCTCTTACCATCATTAAAACTGCAAATTGTTTTGAATATCTTTTTATAAATTCACCATACGCTATATTTTTCAAAATATTAATATCATTATCACCTTCAAGTGTTATTTGAGAATTTTCACTACTAATATCTTGAAATAATGTTTTTTTACCCATCATTGTATATTTAGATATTATTTCAGAATATGTATATGATAAATCTAATAAAGATTTGGTTTCAAAATCATATCCTAATTTATGTCCACCACTCAAATAAGATAATGATTGATAATTTATTGGTTCAATACTATAAGATAATATTTTATTTTCTGAATCAACATTATCAGTATCAGTAAATACATATTTAGCAATGGTAGACTCATCTTTTTCAAATTTAGTATTAGTAAATAATGTTTCAATGGTAGTACAATTCATTCCTTGTGTATTACTATATAATAAATAACCTGATTTTCCTGATATACTACCGGAAGATCTTTTTAAAAGCCATTTCAACGCTTCTAATGGTGTCCAATATGCCATATAAAAATATGGTATAATTTCTTTAGGTTCTTCAAAATTTTTAAATTGTGTTATACTACACATATTTTTACATATATCTTTTACAATTACAGATATTTTTTTATCTTTCCATGAAATACTATATTTATGTTGAGTTAATGTAAGATGAATAGGTTCAACAAGATACATTTCAATCATGGTCATTGCACTTCCTGTTAAAGAAGAGCCCTGATGAATTTTTTTAAAATCATATATTATAAATGTTTTTGTTGTTTCATTTTCACCATATGTTATAGTTACAACTTCATTTCCTGTAATGGGTAGTTGTTCTATTGAACCAATCCTATCAAAAAACATTAATTTTCCAACCATACAAACTGAAAATATATCTTCGATCATTTCAAATAAATGTATGTCTTCATTCCCAATAGATAAATCACCCAAATCAGGAGAAATAATTTTTACTGTAAATTTTCCTTCTTCAGTATCACGCATCTTATTTCTCCGAAATATCTCTTATTTCTCTTATAATTAAAGGTATAAATGATTCTCTTAAAACTTTTATATTTTGCCCCGGACCTAATTCTTCAAATGGATTTATTATATTATTAGATAGAAATATTATCCACCATAAATTTACATTTTGATATATTGTATATGCTATATTTTCTGAAAATTCATCTTCCTCTGTTTCATATGTAATAAAATTCATAATATCTAACATAACATCCTCATTGATTGAAAACGATCTAAAAATATTTAAAAAATTATTACCATCATCATCTTGTAAAATATTAAATAATTTAAGAAACGATACGTTACTTAATCTATGATTAGTTATTTCATAAAAATCTTCGGTTATTCTTTTAGTAGCCATAATTAATTATCCTATATTTTATATGTTAATATTCTATCGGGATCAAATACATCATCATATAATGGCATATATTCTGTAACAGAAACCCTCAATTCACAATATGTTGGTAGCCCATTTACCCAAGGACCTTTAAAAACAGGATTAATTTGTTTTATAATAGCATTTTTCATAAGAAGAAAATCTCCTGGATCAGAATATATTTTAAAAAGATATGGTGGTTCAATTTTTGTATTTGCCATTGTTGTTTCACTATCTCCTTTATATTTTGACGGAGATGATAAAAATTGTAAAAATCTTACAGGTTCAACAACATCGGCATATCTATCTTCATATGCAAATAGATGAAATATAAATTCATATGATCTTCTTTCCGATGATTTATATGTTAATGGTGTATCTACTCTAGTAAATGGAACTTTACCTCCACCAGTAGACTGTAATTCACCCGCAATTTGTTTAACTTTTCCAAAAAGATCCTTTCCTAAAGTACCTTTTTGTAATGATTCCATATAACCTTTAAAAGTTTCTTTACTCATACCATGTTTTTTTAATACATCACCTAAACCTTGAATTTGTTCCCACCATGATCCACCTAGTCTTGCATACATTTCTGCTGCTTTTGATGATATGGATTCATACGATGCCCATTCATGAGATAATGATTCCATAATATCTCTTGGCATAAGAAAGAAAAAGGTATAATTAATTTCCTGATTTGCTTGTACAGGACCTTGAGAAGCATCAGCATATATAGTACCTATTTTTATACCATCAAAAACCAAATATGTTAAAGTGTTAATATCATCTATTTCTCTAGCAACCACATAACTTGGTGGTGGACACCAAAATGTAATATTTTGTCTTTTTGTTGAAGATTTTTGAATATCAGGCGGTGTAGGAGTTTTTTTATCTTCAGTAGTCTTTTTTACCATTGGTACTTTAGATTTAGCCTTTTTAGATGTAACTACTGATTTAGTTGCTGAACTCACAACTCCTTCTGGCTTTTTCTTGAGATCACTGTCTTGTATCTTACTTGCATCAACTAAACCCATTATTCCCATAATCTAATTTCCTCTATATTGAATTTTGACATATAAGCCACATTAATGGTGAACTTCCTAATATTGATGGTGATGGTTCTGGAATATTACTTTTTTGAGAAGAATCACTTCCACCACCAGCCATTGCAACATTACTATCTCCTCCAGATATCATTGCATTACTTGCTGCTTGTTGAATTTCTGGAGTTGGTACAGCATTTTCCATTGCTAATGATTTATCTGCTGATCTTATTGCTTCAGGTGCACCAGAAGTACTCAATATCGGCGGTGTAGTTTTAGCTTCACTTGGTGTAATTTTAACAGAATCCATTGGACTTATACCCATCATTCCAAACATATCTTTTACTGGAGAAGGAATAGTATCACCGCCTGTACTCAATATATCTGAAAACATATTATTTACATCTTTACGAAGATCTTCGCCTTTATTTTTTTTCATATTATCTTTTAATGTCTTCATAGCATCTTTTGAATTAGATATTACATTCAATATATTACCTTTTACCTTTCCACCCATAACATTAGGTGCTACTTTAGAAATAGAGCCAAATATATCAGATATCGGATCACCTGTTTGTGCTGGTGTAGGTGTAGTAGATCCTAAACCTGCAGAACTTAACATTGACATCATAGCACCAGAAGCTAAAACACCTAAAAGTTCATCGACAATAGGGGGCATTGCACCAACACCACCTAATAATCCAGCACCTGCTCCCATCAACCCTAACATACTTCCAAAACCAGATTCTGCTCCTGTACCCGATGGTATACCAGTACCTTTCCATGCCAAAGTTCCCATCATTCCTGAATTTTTAGTAACTTTATCAATATAATCTGGATTTATTCCTATTTTACCCGCACCTGCATTATATGCCGAAATTGCTTTATTCATATCACCGTTTACTCGTTTATCTTTAAGTAAACTAGCTAAATATGCTGTTCCGGCCATTACATTTTGTTCTGGATTGAAATAATCTTGCACGCCATATTGTGTTTTCCACATATCATCATATTTTGAATTGAGTTGCATCAAACCGAAACTATTCTCTGGTGGTTTACTTCTAGCCAATGCATTAAAGTTACTTTCAGTTTGTATAATTCCTCTTATAATACTTTCTGGAACACCATATTTTGCACTTGCTTTTGCAATTATTGCATTTATATCATAATCCTTTGACATAGAAACTGGTGACATTTGTATATGAACAGGATCTTTTACAGGATATGGTCTATAAAATCCAAACTTAGCTAGCTTATCATCTTTCTCTAATTTATTTGCTGTTGCTGCTGGAATATCTATAGCCATACCATAATTATGAAAAGATGTTCCGGGCTGTGCTACACCATATGGATATTTTGATGGATTTGCTTGTCTTTCAGCATACATTCTTGTTTGTTCTTCTATTGATCTGTATGCAGATGTTACAGGAATATTGCCTACACTATCACTCATCAATTTGAATCTTTGCATAAATGCTGGATTCATTCCAGAAAAATCGGGTTTATAACCTGGTGCCGGTCCGTAACCATCTCCAATTTCTCTTCTTCTTGCTTTTATTGGCGGATCACCAGTTGCATATGCAGCATCATCTTTAAATACAGAAGTCGGATCTTTATATGTTTTATACATACCATAACCAACACCCGCGGCGACAGCAGCTGTCATTGCTGCAACTCCAGCTGTTCCTAAAGTAAGGCTACCAGCAGTTTTTACTGCTCCCGGTATAATATCTTTTCCACCAGCTCCTGCTAATAATCTTTGTGCAGCAGTATTTAAAAGCATTGCAGAATTATCAAGTTTACTAAATATTGAATAAATATAAATAGCTTTAAGTGGAAAAAGTACTAATGAACTAAAAAAATCAAATATTTTACCCATTACTGGTTGTAATAAATAAAATCCTGAAAATACTAGACCAATTTTTCCGATAAAATCTGATTCATTCCATGCTTTTGTAAAAACTTCCCACATCCATTTAGTTAAATCTATACTAGAATCAATTATTTTACCTGCAAGTGCTTTAAGAGAATTAACAATAAGAGTAAATCCCTCACCTTCAACACCAAAATACTCTTTAAACCATCCTATAAAGGGAGTGTAAATATAATCCACAAAAAAGTTTTTAAAACTATTCCATATTGACCTTATTTTTTCTCTAGTTTCTTCACTATGTTTACCAAGTGCCGCCCATGCAAAAGTTGCCCCACCAACTACAAAAGATATAGTTTTTAAAAGTTTAGATGTTTTTATAAAATTAAATGTTTTGGAAATTATTCCCTCACCATCATCATCACCACTTTTCTTTTTTATATATAATTTTTTTAATTGTTCTTTCCATGATCCTCCATATGGATCCCATGATTTTTTTAATAAAAATGGTGACATCAACGCCTTCATTTTTTCTACTGGTCTATCCTGTGATTCATAAATACCTTTTAAATATTTTAAATTAAATCTTCTTTCAATAGCTTCCTTATATGGTGATATTTTTTTACCAAAATAAGTTTTAAATGTTGATTTTAATGTTTTTTTTCCTTCTGGATCAAAAGTTTTAATTACAGATTTTCTTTCTTTCCATTGAGTAGATAAACTTTTTACTATCTTTTTTAATAATCCTTCTTGTTTTTTTTCACTTATTACTAACTTTTCAGTTTTTTGCAAAATGCTTGTATTATCAATACCTTTTTTTATTTTAATATAAGGAGAAGATATAAGGGCACCAATACCTAACATTAATTTAGGAAATATTTTTAATAATGGCTCTAATAACATTTTTCGTAAATAATCACCAGAACTTTTTAATACATTAACAAATGGTTCTACTTCTCTATATAAGTCTCCAAATAATTCTCCAAAAAATTTATTATATACTCCTTTTAATGAATCAAATAACCTCTCTGTTTGATATTTAAATTGAGTTGATAATTTTGCAAAGAATAAACCAACATTTGATGATATAATTTTTTTAAATATTGGGCTTTTAGTTAAATCAGTTTTTTTCAATCCACTCATATAATTTTTATATTCTTTTAATCGCATTTGTTCTAAATCAGGCGTTTTAATTGTAGGTGTTTTGCCTGAAACTCTAGGCATAGATGTAGGATAATCCATGCTATTAACAGTTTTAGCTAAACTCTTTATAGCAAAAGTTAAATCTTTTACCATATCTCCAGTAATTGGTGCTGAAAACCCCATTTATTTCCTCTGTGTTATATTTTTCTTCAATTTTTCATTTTCAACCTGAGTTCTCAAATCTCTTATTATCAAGTTCAAAAAAGCCTCTCTTTCAAAATCAGCAAGTTCATTACTTTCTTCAATACTTATATTAGCTTTTGTTGCTAAATAATATTGCTCCTCTGTTATGCTATGTAATGTATTACCAGAACACACCACATAGCTTAGGAGAAAAAATTTTCTAACGGAATTTCTTTTCTTTCTTTATGTTCACAGTGAGCACATACAACATCAAATGAAAAATCAACACCAAAATCATTATCTTCAAACCATTTTGATATAATTTCAACACTTTTTGATGGAATATTTTCTATCAAATAAATTTTATCATCTAAAGTTAAATCTGTTTCTTCACCATCTGGTGTTACTATAGATTTTACGGTAACTGCATATGATAATGTTGACTCTTCTATCATTTTTTGGTTTTCTGTTAAGTCTGGCAGTGTTGATAAGTACTCTTTATATTCTTTTTGTAATTCTCTTGTCAAATATGTTACCCTAATTGATAACTTATCATCAAGTTTTACGATATTTCGATCAGATTCTTGTAAAACATCATTTTTTATTTCTTCGTTGTCATCAAGAATTAATTTTCCTCCCTTTTTCATTGGAATTACTTTAGATGTTTTCTTTTTCTCAACAGGTTTTGCTAATACTTCTTTTGGAAGCTTTTTAACTTCTAATTTAGATAAATTTACTGATTGTGCAGATTGTGATTCGCATTTACTACATCTGGATTGAAAAGAATAAGTATTTCCCTTTGTAGCCTTTCTTATTTCTAATAGTAAATAAAATCTGTCTTGAAGATATAATTCACCAACATCAAAATCCTCATCAATAACACATTCTGAAATAATATTATCTAATGATTTTTCAATACTATCCATATCTTCAGATGTTTCATAAAGAAGTAATCTCTTTATCTGACCTGTTGTGATTGGTTTGAAAGTTACTAATTTTCCTGTTCCAGGTAATTCACTTTCAAATTCATAAAAATTTACATATTTCCTAAAATTTGACATATTTTTCCTCCAACTTTTTTATTTTTTTGTTTTTAATAAGTTCATTACTTCATTTGTAACAATATCAGTACCACCAGCTTGCATAAACCCACCTGCTGCCTGTTTCAACATTTCAACAATCACGCTTGGTTTATGTTCTGTCACAGTATGGTATTGATATGCAAATGTTACGTCAAATGTTGCGAACTCATTAGAACTGTAATCCAATGCCACTTGACCAATTTGTTTAGGCCATGCATTATATAATTTATAACAACTTATTTCTTCAGCAGTTTCCATTCCTATCAAATATAATAATTGATCTGACATATATGTTATTGGTTTTCCATAAGTATTAGTTTGTGGATTATGTATTATTTTTTGCCAGTCATTAAATTTCTTTAATATTTTAGCTTTATGATCTACATAAAATGTTACAGTCCATTCTGAAAATCTTTGTGTAGATGCTATTTTATATTCTTGACCACACCAAAACGATGATATTTCTTGTATAGTTGATTCTGGTAATTGTGTAGATTTAACATAATATCCAAAATCATTAGTTCCAGAACTTAATCCTACAAGATCAATACCAGAATTTGCTACTGCTAAACCGCCGGCAATACCTGCCGATGCAAGACTACCTAAATCTGTTGGTATATTGCCACCGGCCAATGCACCTTGTAAACCTGCTTGAGCAACATTACCAAATCCCGGAAATTGTATTTGAATAAAAAATAAATACGCTCTTGCATTACCGCCGAGAAATTTTGATCTAAATGAATCTATATCTATATTAAATTTCATTAAAACATCCCTGCAATTTTGTTAGTTGCCTGTTTTATCAAAGATTCTGTAACAGAATCTACTCTACTCACATCAAAATATTGATATGAAAAAGTAACTTCTAGTGTCGCTATTTCACTAGAACCATAATCTAATGTTACTTGACTCATTGCCTTAGGCCATGCTCCAAATAATTTATATGTAAAAAAAGATGATCCCTGATAATCAACTAAATGAATTTGTTGATCCTTCATATAAACATCAGGTAAACTAGTCTCGCATATTTCCATCCAATTAAAAAATCTTTCTACTATTTCACCTTTTTCATCTATATTCATTGTTACTGTCCAATCTCCATATGATGGATATCCTGCTGTCTTTAAATCAAATTTAGTATATGGTGTTACAACTTCATTCAATCCATATGATGGTAGTATTGTTGATTTTACAAGATATGGAAATTTATCTTGTTCGGCACCTAGTCCAAATGTACTCAATACTGTTTGAGCAACAGAAAGCCATCCAGAAGATTCAGGTTTAGTAGGTTCTGGAAAAGTAAATAATACAAAGAAAAGATATTGTCTGGCACCGCCGAGAAATCTTGTTCTATAACTTTCAATATCAAAAAGTGTTTTCATTTTCTCCTCAAATAAAAAGGTCTAAAGAGATTTTTATTTTTCCCTTTAGACCTTTGAGATCCGTCTAGACTAACCATGAGCCTGAGTGGGTTATATAACTATTTATAAAAAGTTATATAATTTTTTATGCAAATGTTGCTTGAACACCATATTTTGCTATATCAACTACATGATAAATATATGTAAATGTTACATCAAACTGAACAACATCATTAGCAGAATAATCAAGATTAGCATTACCAACCATTTTTGGCCATGCGCCAAATAATTTATATTTAGTAATTGGTATACCTTCAAGATTTAGAAGTTCTATTTGTTGATCCATCATATATTTACTTGGAACTGTATATTTATTAGTTGTTGGATCATGAATTAAAGACGCCCAGTTATGAAACATTTGTTGTATTTTTGCGTCAATGTCAACATTAAAAGTAACATTCCAATCAGAATATGTATATTTACCAGCAATTTTATAATCAAATCCCTGCCAATTCATCATAATTTCATCTGATGATGTTTCAGGTAATGATGCCGTTCTTACCAAATATGTTGCTACTTCGGTATCAGCACCTATTACTCCCGTAGGAAATAATGGTTTAAAATAAAACAAATACTGTCGAGCACCGCCCTGAAAATTACTTCTATAACTATCTATATCAAATTTTGGCATATCTTTTAAAGCCTCCTATTTTATTACTTATACTGCAGTTGCCAATTCTGTAAAGCTGGCACCTGTTTTTGTTGCTATGAAATTCAGAACGATAAATTCTGCAGCTCTTGTTGGTTTAATATAAATATCACACCATAATTCATTTCTATCAATTCGTTCAGGTGTATTATTGGTTTCATTACATACTATCATATAATCATAGATACCTCTTCTTGATTTTACATCTCTCAAGAACGGATCAATCATGTTGATAAGTAATAATCTTGTCAAGTCGTCATTAGGTTCAAATAAGAAATATTTTGCAGCTGTTGAAATCGCCTTTTCAAGAACAATGAATAATCTTCTAACATTAATTCTATTGAAAGCTGATTCTTTATCAAGTTGTGTTTTTTGGCCCCATACAACTTTTCCTTGTCCTGAAAATGATACAATAGGATTAACTCCAGCCTTGTAAAGAACATCTCTTTCACCTAATGTTGGATTCCATGCTAATCTTCTAACATTACTTAATAATGCTCTGTTAAGACCTGCTGGCGCAAACCAAGGATCTGAAACATCATCTGTATTGACAAATACACCTGCCACATGACCAGATGCTGGAATCCATCTATATTTTCCATTCCATTTATCATATACTTCAAGCCAATTACCATATAGTGCTGAATAACTTGAATTTAAATTCAGTGTTTCTCTTCTATAAGTTCTCAAATCAGTAGCTTCAGAGCCTCTATTATTTATAACATCAGAATCTAAACAGTCTAGAACAGCTATACAATCTTTTCTTGTTTGGCAAATAGTATCAATATATTCCTTTACAGTTGTTGATTTATTTGAATCTATAAAGATATTTATATCAATTTCTTCAGGATTTGCATATAAATCCAAATCTGTCATAACAAGAGCATCTGTTACAACATCTAAAGGATCTAAAGCATTATAATCAGAACCACCGCCAAAATCCTGATATCCATCTGATGATATTACAATATCACTATTTTTAGCATCTTCACACATAGAAATTCTAATATATTGTGATGTTTGATTAATTATTGTTTCACAAAATGTTCTTCTTCCTTGATCATCATATCTGTTTTCCATTGTAGAAACATTAAAATATTCTTTTACAGTATATGCTGTCTCTCCTTGGTCTTTAACAGATACAACTATAAGAAAATCCTTTGCATCAAGTAACGGACTATCTATAGCTTCAATATCAGTATGTGCTTGTCCGGTTCCACAACCAGCACCACCTGATGCTATAGAATTATATGTATTATTATCTGCTACCGCTACTCTTATATTATTTCCCCATGCACCTCTTGATATTGCAATAAGATAAAAAGGACTTGGTGATGCAACAGCAACTTCTGTTCCAAATTCATCAGGATCTTCACTATCAAAATCAGATAATTTATATGCATTATTAGTTGTAAATGCATCAAATATAGCATCAGAACCACTTGCAGCTTTTGTTCCTGCAAAAGTTGCTGATACTGGCATTGTTCTTGTACAATATAATGCATTTCCATATCTTAAAAATCCTGTAGCTGCAAGAACATCTTGATAACAATTTGCTATATTTGTTGGTTTTCCAAAAGTTCCAATAAGATTATTTGTATTTGTTATTAATACTTTCTTTCTTTCAGGTCCTTTATAAGTATTTCTTAATATAGAAACACCTATTGATGTAGCTACTGCTGGTATTGTTGTAGATAAATCAATTTCATTGACATCCACTATAGGACTCATGTAAAAAGCCATCGTCTATCTTCCTCCCTATAATCTTTCAAGATTATTTATGTTTATTTCAAACTTCTATATCTATTTATAAAAATAGTTATGAATTTTAAATTTATTTGTATTATTTATATTTTTATTATAAAATTTCATATCTATCATAATATAATGTTGCATTACATTCTATATGACTTTCACCGTCTCTTACTGAAAGTGAAAGTTCTCCTAATGATTGTATCCATACATTTTTAAACATTATAACAACTTTTTCTACATTATAATTATCCATTAATTTTATTGACATATCGACCATATAATCTGCCGGTAATGAAGATGGTTTATCAAAATTATTACATACATATATTAACCATTTATATAATATATGCCAATTAGAAAAATCAGAATCTACCATAAATGATACACTTAATGGATCAAAAGACATACCACCATTATGAAATAACATTTTCATTCCTTGCCATGTTGATTCTCCCTGATTTAGAGAAATTGCTGGTAAAACTACGCTAAATAAATTTAAGCGAACAACATCCACAGCATCTAATGTTGTTTCTGTTGGTAACATAGGAATTACTAGTTGATATTGTGTCGCTGTCGCGCGATTTATATTTACTGGCATAGTTTAATTCTCAAAAATTTCATAATTATATAGTTTTATTGCATCCTCATCTATTTCACGACCTTCTAAATACATAGTCTCTGCTGCTGGACTATTAGAACCGGACGTTATTACAGACTCTGTATTTCTATCTGCCCATCCATAATCATTAGTGAAAAATCTTATATTTTGTGATCCTACTGCACCAAGTTCTGTAGATGGTGTAAATAAATACCCTTGACATATAAATGATGTATCCCATTTTACTACTCTTGCTTCTTCCTCACTCGTATCATCAGTCATTACTGGTGAACAACTCTGTAGCACAACTTTTATTTCAAGATATACATCTAACTCAGGGATATGTATTTTTATAAACGCATGTGGTGTAAAATAAGGTAATATTTGTTCATATATCTGATCAATATCAACCATATGTAATGCCCATATAGTAAGGTTAAATCCAAAATTATATGGAACCATATTTTTTGCTAATGTTGATATCATTGTCTCATCATTAGTAGAAATCTTTATAGCTTGCTGTCTGTTAGTCATTCTATTAACATCAAAATCAATTCCTGACATAATTACTGAGATCATTGGAAGCATTTCTTCATTTCTACCCAATTCTTTTAAAAACATATATGCTTTAGTTTTAGGTCCAAATCTTATAGGAACAACAACTTGTCTTAATAAAACACCGTTAATGTCATATCTTCCAATCTGAATATCATTGAAAATATCAAGAAATCCGATTATTGTTTTTCTAATTATCTTGTAATAATAATATTGCCTCATAAATTATTTTTCCTTAAATCCAAGACATTTTCCATCTGCATCCAAAAAAACATCCATACAACCACATTGATATACACCGGGTATAGGACTAACATTAAATTTACATTCACCATTATTACAGGTAAGGCCAACTTTTCTTAATAAACATCCTTGCGGCGTCCATTTCTTACATTCTGTCGCTTCACAAAAATATCTACCAAATTCTTTTTTCCAAGTTTTTTCAATCATTTTATTTAACCTTTAAAAATAATATCAATGCTTTGTGATAGTTACCACCGGCATCTTTTTTTGTTTCAATTTCAGTTTTCTTCTCTATATCAAAATATTTTTCACATTCTTTTATAAAATCATCTTTATTCGCTACTTTATCATCAGTATTACCGCCAATATACACATATATAACAGCATTTCCATCATCTGTAAGAACTCTTCTCACCTCTTTTAATGATTTTTTATAATCTGTTGAATGTAATACAGATAATGAATATACGAAATCAAATTGTTTATCATTATACTTCAGTTTTTCCGCATCACCAATATCAAATTTAATACGTGATTGTATTGTTTTATTCTGTTTCTTTAAATTATTATTAGCTAATTTTATAACATCTGCAACAATATCAATTCCTATAACTTTCTTAGAATATTGTGCGAGATAGAATGTATCTATTCCAGCAGCACACCCTATTTCAAGAACATTATTAAAGTTACCATACTTATTTACAACAGATTTTGTAAGTCTGCTTACTTCTTTATCTACCCAATGATCATCATCGGAATTATAAACATCTTCCCAAAACTCTTTTTCTGATTCATTGATAAAATTTAATAATCTCATTTATTTCCCTTTTGGTTTTTCAATTTTCATAAATTACCTTTTTATTTTGTTTCTTCAAATTCAATAATAATTTTATATGGATTTTTTCCTGAATTAAAAGGTGAGTATACTGAACCTGATCTACATTCACCATATACTCTTACTATTTTATATTCTAATATGAAATTTATTACTTCTTCTGTAAGTTTATCAATTTTTTCTTCAATTTTCATATTATCTAATCTCCTTTATTTATAAAATCATAAACTCAAAATCGAACCCCATGTCAATAGCACCTTAAATATTTCCCATATTGAGAATTTTGAACATCATATCACCAAATAACATCATAAATGCAATACTATATCCATAGATCGAGCTGTCAACACTATTATCTATCTCTTTATTTTCATCAATCCAAGTATTATCACCATAACCAGTAATACTTGGAGTAGTTGTATCCCAAGGTTGTGTATCATCAATATCATAAGATGCCAATCTTGCAGAATCTGATTCTTCTGAAAATCTGTAAGGAATCATATTGAAAACATATACTAAACTCCTATATTGAAAAATACTTGTATCTTGTGCAACGTGAATAATCTCAAATGCTCTACCCGCATCAATAGGATCATCAGTAAAATCCCACGGATACATCGGAATTCTTACCACATCACCAACTTTAGGAACCTCAGTTTGACTAACATCCCTTTTATATACTGAACGAGGAATATATGCGATAATAGTATCTTGAGACATAACACCAAACATACTATATACTGTAGGAATTTCACCTATTTCATATATAATTTTTGTTTTTCTAGCCTCTTTATATTCTACATCTTGCTTTTCACCATATAAAGGATCGGATAAAACAGATTGATCAGAAATTAAATAATAACATTCTATTCCTGTAATATCTGTATATTCAGTTACGAGATTTTCTCCAAATTGATATTCTGGATTATCAATAATATCATAAAATCTCCACATTGGGCGATTCATTCCAGATAACGGTCTTCGGATAGCCATTTATTTCTTCCTTTTTGCATTTCTTAATTTTTGTTTATGTTCTTCAGAAAAAATTCTACCTTTCATTTTTTGCTTAGTTTCTTCAGTATGTTTTTTACCATACATAGGATTTGTTTTCTTGGATCAAGATATACATAAATGTAAAAATTTATCATAATTCCATAACCATCGAAAAATCCTTATCCCACAAAAATTCCCCATCCCTCATATGTTTCTTCATCTCTAAGAGTAACTTCCAATTTTTCTAATTCTGCTTGACCCTCATTCAATAAATCACTACCATCTAAAGCTAATCCTGTATTACTTCCTACAGCTGTAAAATTAGCAAACTTACTCCTTACTCTACCTAATGAAATTTTACTTAATGCTGTTACATAATCTAATATCCAAATATTTCCATATAAATCAGTATTTTCACCTTCTATCATATAAGATCTAATAAGAATAAATCCTGGAGAATCATATATAATACCATTTACACTTAATGAGCCTCCAGAAGGGGGAGTAGGTTGAATTTCTAATATATTTGTATATTTATGATATTTAAAGTTATAAGCATCTACAACATATCTTTTTACAGTTTCTAAAAAATCTCTTGCTATATGGTATGATACTAATGTATAACCAGAACCACCTGCACCTCTCATTAATAATTGATCATACATTCCCATATTATATAAATAATTTTCCATTGTGAATAATGTATGTATAGATCCTGCTGATCTACTTTCATAACCCAAAACATCAACAACACCTTCTGGCATATCATATTCGGTAACACCTGCAGAAAGCATTAAAGTAAAGAAATGTTCTTGTGTTGCATTACCAACCGCCCATTTTATAAATTTTTCCCTTGCATAATCAATATTATCATTAATTTGAGAATCATCAAGCTCCACCTTAATCATCGGACTCCCCAAACGGCGTTTAACTTTTTCTACAAGATCACTTTTCTTCATATTTTATTCCTTTTATATATTTATGCTCTAAAATCGCCGGATCTTGTCAACCAGTTCCAATCCTCAACAGTCTGTTCAATATCAGCGATTATTCCCCATACTTCATCTTCTGAGACTCCATCATTTCTATCTCGCTCTCTATCCATTACCGATTTTAATACACCAGTTTCTTCTAATACATCCATTTCTGTAAAATATGTTGCCCAATATAATGCAGATATAACATCATCAGGTAAATTTAACCCATAAAATTTACCCTTATCTTCAATAAAAGATGATAAACACATAATAGTTCTTTTATCAACTATTTCTATACAATCATCTTCAATTAATTTTTTCATCAATAAAACAGCTTTCGGTTTAGTAGTTCTTGAAGCCCTTATACCTAAATCCACAACTCTACTTCCAGTATTTACAAGACTAACATTTTCATATTCCCACCATAATCTATTTACAACCGCTGATCCTTCTGCATTATTTTCACACATTATATGCGCATTATTATAATAGATTGATAATCTATTTATTATTTCCGAAAAAGAATATACATCAGTATAATCATCTTCAAATACAGCAACTTGTTTATATTTGATGGGAACTAGAGAAAGTAATTTCAAAATTTGTATAGCCGAATTATTTTCACCAGTACCCTTTGCAGAATCAACACCAATAACATATACACTTCCAAGTTCTGGTTTTTCATATACAGCCAATCTATCATTCAAATCATACATTAAAGGATTTTCTGTTTTAGTATATAAAATTTCAAGTATATTGGGATCAATAACAGTATTAGAAGAACCTAAAAATTGTACGTCATATTCTTGATTAAATCTTTGTAATCCTAAATTAGATATTTGATTTTTAGCCCATTCTTCATCCCTGCCAGGAACATCTCTCCATGTAGATTTAATAAATTTGAATTCATTTTCATTTCTTTCTGCTTGTGAATATATAGTATGAAATAAATTGTATGTACCATTTGGTGTAGATATAATAATAATTTTTGATTCCTGTGATGCTGAAATCGTAGGATAATTAGCTGACCAAAATTCTTCAGCAACTGCTTTAGGAACAAATGCAAATTCATCCATAACCAATAAATTAAGTGTTCGTCCTCTAAAAGCATCTGCTGATGTTGCAGATACCATAATTTTTGATCCATTATCAAATGAAACAAATGTTTTTGAATATTCAACAACACCGGGTTTTAACCAAACAGGAAGTTCTTCATACATTTTTTTTATTCTTGAAAGAATGTCTATAGCAGATGTTTGTTTATTAGATACAATACCAACTTCTTTATTAGAATTAAAAATGGCATACCATAAAGCATATACTGAAATTACTGATGTATTGTGTGTAGGAATCATTGTTTTACCACATAAAAATAATGATTCATCATTATCAACTTTAATACATTTTACAGAAACAGAATCAATTTTTATAATATTTTTAATATAAATTCTTTTATTTTTAGGATGATTAAGACATTTTTTTTGTCTATCTAATTTTCTTTTTAATTTAAAAACATCATATTCACATGTTGTAAAAGATAATATAAAATATTTTTCACCTTTAACTATTTTATCTCTTTTACGAGATTTTATACCCAAACCTGATAATAGTTCTCTTACATTATCTATAAATAATTCATTTTTTTGATAAAATTCACAACTTCCTCCAATATCACAATAACCATCCGTATCCATTAATCCTCTTAATAATTCCAATCTTTGATTAATTGATGAATATAAATAATCATTTGGTATATGTTTATTATTACAATTATTAATTTTTTTCAAATCTGTTATAAGGTTATATATTGTAAAATATCCTGTTGTTTCCCTTCTTTTATCTGGTCTATATTCAGATATATTATATTTTTCTATAATATTATCTGATATTTCATTATAATCATCTATATGTGTTGTTATTCTTCCATTTCTCTTATCACCATCACCTAACCAAACACCCAAAACATATGGGTCAATTAATAAATTTTTTTCAGAATATTCAATAGCATTATGATAATTTATATAAAATGTTTTTGCTTTATTTTTTGAAATATCATCAACTATTTCCTTAGTTGTTAATATTTTTTCAAGATGTGTTTGTGTTTTCCCATTAATCATTTTTTTATGATATGAGGAACCAACACACCATAAATGTTCTTCATCTGCTATAATTTTCTCACCGTTATCAAATTCAATTTCATAACAATTATGATTATTCATTATATCTGTGATAAATGTAACTTTTGTTCCTTTACCATCTCTACCAACTAATAAATCATTAACTTTTATATCACCCATTTTTTTCCAAGTACCATCAAACATTGGTATGGGCGTATCAAGACTTAATGCTTTCCCTGACTGTCTTGAAAGTAATCCTATAATATATCTATTATTTGTAAGAAGTTCAAGAATCATATTCTGATATGAATATGGTTTAAACTCAACAATGCCCTTATCTGGATGAATTACCTTTACATATTTTAAAAAATACCAAATATTATTAGAACAATCCATTAATTCTGAAAAATGTTCTGTAGAATATTCAAATTCTTCACGTGGTCTTTTTACATATTCTGAATATCTAATAGCCATAAAATTCACCTATTTTAAATTTTGTTATTATTTTTCTTACTCTTATATTTATAATTTTTATTCAAATTATATAATAAAAGCAAAAAAATACCCCTATCTAATGTATTTATATAGATAAGGGTATTTTACTTAAAAATAAATTATATTAAAATTTTATACTATCCGGTTCTCCTATTTTAAAATCTTTATTTTTTCCAACAGCTACTAAAATTTCTTTTCCAGACTGTACTGTTTTCAAATATACAGGTTTTCCCCATAAATCTACTATATGAGATAATGTTTTAACCATAAATACAGTTTCTAACTGTTGTCCAGAATATTTATGTTCCATAAATAGATGTCCTGAATCTCCAAAATTTCCATTAACTACTTCAATTTTTGGAATTCCACTATGTGCAAATGATGAAATAATTATTTTTTTAATATCGTCACAACTATGATCGGTTCTTATATAATCATCATAAAAGGGAGTTTCTCTTTTTATATAAATATATAAATCTAATTTATCAATAAGATCAGTTGTTAAAAAATCTTGCATAAAAAACCAATCAGTATAAGTTTTCATTACATCCTTAACCTTTTCCCATCCTTTCATTTCTTTTGTATCCCATTCTTCACGTTCTCTTATATTTACACATTCATCCCATTCTTTACCATATCTTCCTTTATTCCATCTATCTTCAATATCTTCTAACATTTTAGAACCTATAAGATATGGATTCATTGTAAATTTACTATGAGCTTTTACAAGTGAATTACTATAATTAAATTGCCCATGCTCACTTGATGTTAATAAATCTTCTTCAAATAGTTTATTACATATTTTTTGATGAATTACAGTTGCAAATCCTTCATTTAAATACTTAGTTTTAATAATAGGCCAAAAATATTGTCCTTCAATTCTTAATATTTCAAGAATATCTTTTTGCCAATCATCTAATACTTTTGAATTATCTATTATATACCTCAATATATCTTCAACAGGTTCTATAGGAGTTTTTTCTTTAAGGCGTTGCCAATATAAATTATTAAAGGTATCAATATCAGAAGCATAATCTTTCTTATTTGAAACCAAATCACTATAATCTGATGTATCTGGTTTAAAAATTTGTTTAGTTTGATTGAATATTCTTAATCGTCTTTCATTTTCTGTTTCTTCTTCAAGTGGATTAGAATGAAATTGAATTGAATGACCAGCATCAATAATTTTTTCTACAGAATCAATTCCATAAATTCTTTCATATTCATTAAATCTACCATATGCTTCCGTCATTATTGCCATTAAATCTCGTCTTGATTTTTGAAACCACTTACTTTCTGTGAACATTGCTATATGACCGTAGACATGTGCCATAACAAGAACTTGAACAGCAAATGTATTAGAATTCATTAAATATGCTCTTGGTATATCAGCATTAATAACTACTTCATATGGTAATGAAGGATCTAAATCTTCAAAAATTGTTTTTAATTTTTCATAATCTCTACCATATTTCCATGAGCTTATATTATTAGGACTTCTATATGCAAGTATTTCTAACATTTTTTCAGGAGGAACAATATCAAATTCAACAGGTAAACATTTTAAACCCATCTCTTCAATGATTTCTTTTATTCTATCTTCAATTTTTATAAGTCTTTGTAGTTCGTTCATTTTCAGCCTTTCTTTTATTAATTATATCATTGTTTTTTTCATTTTCAGTTGGTTCGTGTTCATATATCCAACGATAACAATCATAATATTTCCAAACATCACTCATTGACATAACATTAGCCTTTCTAATCAATATCATCTGAAAATTCAACAAGTTTATTATCATCTGTAAATGAGAAAAATGCTCCTCTGTCTTCATTAGTTTCATTTACATAATAAACTTCTATTATATTATCATAATAAAAACATTGCCCGAAATACCAATCTGACATATCTTGTAATTTTTCTTCACATATTTTTGCTATAATTGGAAATCTGTTTTTATATTCTTCTTCTTCATATATTTCTTCTTCATCATATACATTTTTATTCATTTTATCTCTCCTTTTTGGCGAACAGCAGATGTTTAAGCATTGGATAAATATGTGTTTTATTTTTTATTACTCCTGCTAAAAATCTTAATTCATCATTTTTATAAAAATTAATACCAGAATCTGTTGTTATTCTAAAATAAAATTCCTTTTTAATAGCATCTAATAATGAATGAAAAGATGACAAAGATGACAAAGATGCAGTAGGGGTTGGTATGTCTTCATCTGATTGCGGATTAATTTCACAATATCCTAACATATTGATATTTCTTGTAAGCATTTCTTTTATAGATAATATAGTTTTACTTGTATCCCAATCTTCACCATCTGAAATATATATAACATAAACATTCCATGCATTCAACGGATATTCAGTATCAATAATATAAGATGCTAAATCAAATGCTGTATAACACATTGTTCCGCCTGATTCTCCTTTACGAAAAAATGTTTCTTCATCAACAACTTTAGCATCTGTAGTATGTACAATAAATTTTATTTGAACATTATTATATGATTTTTTAAGAAACTCGGACATCCAAAATAACATTGATCTTGCCATATATTTCTTATCTGTTGTCATTGATCCAGAAGTATCCATCATAGCAATAATTGCAGCATTACTATGATATTCAACTTCAGTCTCTATTTGTTTATATCTTAAATCATCATCTTCAATAAAAAAACTTCCTAAATCAATACTTTGATCTATTTTATTTTCTTTAATAATTGTTATAGCATCGTTTAAATCACCAAATGCTTGAATTAAAGCCTTATGAGCATCACTTTCTAAACATTTAGTTTCTTTCATTATTTCATTAACATATAAAATAGTTCTTTTAATAGTTTCTTTCAAAGTTCTTTTTTTATGAATTCTAGGAATAATACCAACTTTTGAGATACTTTCAAATTTCCATCCAACTGGAACAAGATGTTCTTTTTTAGTTTTTTCTTTAATATACGGTAATCCTAAATCCTCAAACATAATATTAATTAAATAATCAAGATCAACTTCTGTTTCCATATAATCATCACCAGGTTGATCACCAGCACCTGTAGAATTACCATCTTTTGGTCTACGACTTATAATATCGCCAGAATTTCCTTTACCTTGTCCTATACCACCAGTAATACCATCGCCACCATGACCATAAATAAATTTATAATCTTTTAATCCACGAACAGGTATTTTTATAGTTTTTCCATGTTTTCTGGTAATTATTGATTCTTCAGAAATTACATTACGAACATTTTTTCTTATATGCTCATCAATTTTTTCTCTATGTCTTTGAGCATCCTTCATGCCTTTTTCAGATAAAGACCAGTCATCCCAATGTTTTATACTCATATAATTTATTTTCCTTTGCCTGTCTTTTAGTTTTTGTTGGTGAAATATTGCGTTATTTCCTTATTTTATAAGGATTTTCAACTTTATCTCCAATTTCAAATAAGGGTAGGTTAATGTTCATGCTTTAGCTCTCCTATTGATTTATAGTATATCATTATTTATCATAGATGTAAATAAATCATAATAACTTTTTTCTTTGCCTCGTATTTCCCTATGGCATTTGAGACATAATGTTATACCATTATTTACATCAAATCTTAATTTTTCATATGTTGAGAATTCTTTTATATGATGTGCTTCTATTTTTTTACCTCTTGATTTACACAGAGCACATGTATAATCATCTCTTTCAAAAATGTATTTTCTCCAATCTTTGTATTCTGGACTATTATAAATTTTACCATTTTTAGATGTTATACCACCTTTCCATGCAGGATTTTTATCTCCTAAAAATTTTTGTCTTCTAAATTCAGATAGTCGTTTTTGTGTTTCTGGTGGTACTTTTTTAGGTTTTCCAGTATTTGATATACTTATTTTTTTAGCGGTTTCTTTTGAAATACCATAAATTGAATTACGATATTTTGTATTACATGATAAAGAACAACAATTGCCTTTGTTTCCACTACAATAAAAAAATTTTTCATTACATACAATACAAGGTGTTTCGCTTATCAAATAAACTGTCATTGACCAAGGATTTTTGATTTTTGGATTATCCTTATACCATTTACCAGTTTTTTCATTGAATCTAAGACATTTTAATCCATTTTCATATTTCATAAAAATAAACACTCCTAAAATTTCTTCTAAGAGTATTTATAAAAAACTTTTGTAATTGAGATTATGTGAGTTTTTCCTGTGCCTGTTTCAACTTTCCTTGCGCAAGATTTCTCCGACAAATGCTAAAAGAATATTAGCACATTCTTTACAATATCCCTTATCTAGCAATCTATCTATAGCGGTTTCTCGTCTCTTTTTTGATTTATCATCAGTTGCTGACTTATCTGCTATAGTAAGAGAAACAACATTTTTTAAATCTGACATTAATTTCTTTTCAATAGCAATTCTTAATGGATCATAATCTTTAAAAGTAAAAGGTAATCCTTTTTCTAATTGTGTAGATTTATAAACAAATATACCATTTCTAAATTCTGCTTTTGAATTTACAGGAATTCCTATATACTCTTCAATCTGTCTCATTAACTTTTCATCAGCATTTGAATATTCACCAGTAATAGAATCAAACACTTTCTCTTTCTTACAAAATGCTGATGCATTCATTAAATAATTTTCAAATAAAGATTGTGCTTGTTCTTCATATGCAGACAAAAAGGCCATATTTACTTCTTTTTTTGCAAGTGTTTTATATTCTGAACTCACCGATTCTTTTTCACCAATCAATAATCCAATAAATCTTTCTTCATCTTTATCATCAATTCCAACATGATGTTCAAAATTTGTTCTTAAAGCTCTAAGAATATCAATAGGATTTATACATTTTTTATCTTCTTTTGTACCTAAAGTAATATTTAATGCATTAATTATAAAACGTGGTGATATACCTGCCATACCTTCACCTTTTTCTCTACCTTCTTTTCTTAACATTTTTACATCAATTTCTTGTTTTCTCATTTCTTCTATAATATCACCATTATAAATTTTCATCTTTTCAACAAGTGAATTAATTCTTGTCGAAGGTGTAAGTCTTGATAAAACTGCAAATTCGGCAGCTATTCTTAATGTATGTGGCGCAATATGTATATTTTTAAACCCACTTTCTCTTATCATTTTTTCATATATTTTAATTTCATCTTCAACCCTTACATTCCAAGGAACAAGTATAGGATACATTCTATCTTGTAATGCTTCATTTTTTTTATCTGCTTTAAAAGAATCAAATTCGGTTTTATTAGTATGACTAATAATTAATGTATCAATATACATTTGCGGAAATCCTGGGGCCTTTATCATTTGTTCTTGTGCTGCAGTAATTAAAACATAGTGAAATTTAGTATCAGCTTTTAAGATTTCTATATATTCAATCATACCACCATTAGCAATTTGTAATTCACCATTAAACTGATATGCACGTGGATCAGTTTCTCCAAATCTTGTCATTTTACTCATATTAACACGACCAATTAATTCAGAAATATCTTGACTTTTGGCATCTGAAGGTTGAAATGTTCCAATACCAATTCTTCGTTGTTCAGAAAATCTAATTTTTTCTATCATAACATCTTCCCATCTTACTTTATGATCTTCCGATGTATATTCATTATCAATAATAAATTGACAATGTGGGCATAATTTTCCTTCAATTTTTACACCAAGTTGTTCTTCCCAATATTGTCTATCAGATTCAGGAATAAGATGTAATGGTTCTTCATGTATAGGGCAATTTTTAATTGCATACTTTGGAGTATCATCATTTTCAAGACCTTTTTTTATAAGACTTGAAATTGTACTTTTTCCAGAACTTACAGGACCTATCATAATAAGAATTCTTTTACCTGTTTCAGTTCTTCTTGCCGATGCTTTTAAAAATTTCATAATATCATGTAATGGTTCAAGAGTTCCATAAATTTTATTATCAAAAAATTTATATTTGATAAGATCATCATATCCACTTGATTTTAAAGAAGAATCAACTTCCTCGGTACCATATTTCATTATCATATTATAAATACGACCGGGAGAAAAATTAGCTATATCAGGATTTTCTTTTACTAAATATAGATAATCAAGACATGATCCTTCCCAATTTTTAATTCCATTTTTTTCCTTCTGTTCTAAAATTACTTGCCTGAAATCTTCCATATTTACAATATTAACATTACCCATCATAAAAATTCTCCTTATTTTCTATCATTTTTTTATCTTTTTGTTCTTTTAATAATTTTAAAAGTGTTTCTCTATCTGTTACAATAATATTTTGATTAACAGTTTTTTCACCTTTTATTCTCATTGATTTTATTTTTAATTCTAACATATCTCTCTTTAATTGTAAATTTTCAAAATCAACTGTTTTTTTATGTATTTGTTTAGAAATATCTGAAATAATACCCATCACTTGAGATGATACTTCTACCATTCTTGGTGAAAAATTACCAGCATTCATTTCTAATATTAATCTATCTAAAAGAGCATTAGCTCTTGCAAGATTTCCTTTTAAAATTTTATCTGTATCATCAATATCAATATTGTCAAGATTTTTTTCAATATCAATTTTAAAATCTTCTTTATCAGATTCTATATTAAATTCTTTTGCTAAATTTTCTAAATCAATCATGTATTATATTCCACTATATATTTATATTTATTTATAATAATATACCATATATTATTAATACTGTCAACCTATATCTTTTATTCAATTTTAATTTAAATAAAAAAGTCTGGTTATTTCTAACCAGACTTTTGATTTACTTGTTTTACTTGAAACCCTCATTCCAATTACGATGGTAAATTGTACACTCCAATTTTTTGGTAGTACAAATTAGAACCAAAGATGTGTTCATGTAATGCGTATCTGCTCATCAAACCAATAGTTGGATGGAATGATTGTTCAAATACTGTTTTACTTACAAGTAACTGAATATATGGTAAATAAATAATACCAGCATCATATTCACTTGGTCCTTTATACCCTACTGTAGCATAATCAGATGCTGCAAATGTGTCTCTATATACAGAAATTCTACCATCAAGAGAACCCATTTTTGATACTCCTGCTACAAGAACATTAGTATCATTTTCTACAGGCCATACAACAAATGATGAAAGACTTTCAAGTGCTGCACATACATTAGGTGAACAAACAACAAAATTGCCCGCTCCTCTTCTTGTCAATACTGCAATTCTCTGTGCTTTTCTAATAATCATATTGTATAATGTTCTGTATTTTTCTGACTGCCATCTACCATCTGCATCTGTTGGGCTATCATAATCCCATGAACTTGATACTGCAACTGTGTTCATTTTATTTACAATCTCACGATCAATTTCTGCCGTAATTTCATATGCTAAAATGTCCATCATTTCTTCTTCAAGATCAAGACCATGCATTGCCTTTAAATCTTGTGCTACTTCTAATGACCATCTACTTCTCAATTTTCTGGTTTTTGCTTCAACTTGTGCTTTTTCAATAGTCAAATTTACTTCACTGATAGCGGTTCCTGAACCAACACCAAGACCGATATCGCCTGTTACATTAGAACCTCTAATTTCACCAGCTGATGTTACAAGACCTACACCTGTTGTTGCTCCACCCGCATCACCTGTATACCCCTGATCTACAGTATTATATCCAAGTTCTACATTTGAAGATGAATTATAAGTCTGACCTGCTCTAAATCTAAGAGCGAATGCCAATCCTACAGGTCCTGTCATAGGCTGAACACCAACAATCTGATGTGCAATCAATTCAGGAAATGTTCTTCGTACCATTGGAATAGCAATCTGATGAAAATCACCCGATGTTGCATAACCCGAATTACCTCTACCGATTTCACTGTAATTACCGGTTTCTGTTAAATATTTACTCTCATTTTCTAACATAAGAGCGGTTGATTTTTCAATCTTTTTATTAGTGATTTTCTTGCCTTCTCCAAGAATCTCACCCCATTTGTCAACCAAAGTTTTTAAATCCATTTTTATAAATTCCTCCTAATAATTTCTGCCTTAAAATTTATTCTCTTTTAAAATCTGTTTCCAGCGTTCCATTTGTTTCTTGAAAGGATCTGTATTTTCTTCTACTTCTTCTGGTTCTTGTGCATTACCAGCAACACCTTCTGCAGCAACTTCCATCGCACCCTCACCATCAGTTTTTGCTGGATCTACTGATGCTACAGCATCTTCCATTTTTGCACCACATTTAGGACAAACCATTGTTCCTTCTGCACCCTGTGCTGTATATATAGCACCACATGCATCACAAATATTTACATTTGTTGCACCTTCTGCTTCTGGTTCTTCTGATCCAGGTGCTACTTCTTCTAATACAATACCGTCAACAACATACTTAAATTTTCTATCAATTTCACCTTTATCGGTTATATCACCAAGAATATTTAAAACTTTTATTCTTTTTGATTCTGTTAAACCATCACATTTCTTTCTAAGATAAAGATTTGCGGCAAGTTCTTTAGCATCTGATTCAAGTTCCATCTTTTTACCAGTAAGTTCATTTACTTCTTTTTTAAGATTCAAAATTTCTTCTTTTGCTTCTTTCAAAAGACTTTTTACTTCATCATCAAGTACACCCTCATCAATAGCTAAACGAACTTTAAACTGCTCAATAAGTTCATCATACAATTCTCCCTTACGAGCATATTTTAATACCTTTTCTGGAATTTCAAGTTCTTCATCAAGAACAGAATCAACAAAACTTGAAAATTTTGATGTAATATCACCCTTATAATCTTCAAATTTCTTTTCAAAATCTGCAACAAGAAGTTCTTTTTCTTCAGCTAAAAGACTATCTGCTCTTTCTCTTGCCTTCACATCTATTATTTCATTCAATTTTTCTTTAAGTGAAGATTGCTGTGATTCATCAAGTCTCTCAACACCTAAAAGTTTCATGATTTCATCTAATTTCATTTACTTATAATCCTCCTAGATTAATTATTATTATTTAGATTTTTTTGTTGGTTTTTTACTTTTTTTCGTTTTTCCTTCAAAAATAAGGGGTTTTCGTTTATATAGTTTTTTATTATCAGCAATAGTTATATCATTTTCATCATAACCATATAAATCTTCATCTCCAATCTCTGGAATAGCTTCTGGTGATTCAGGTGATAATGGTCCATCACTAACATCATCTGTTTCTGGCTCCATTATATAATCATCTACTGGAAGTTCATCAATATCATTTTCTATAATAGTAAAATTAGATGATATAATTCTATCCTTCAATGCAATCTGATCTTCATCCAAATAATCATCATCAAGACTATTCAAAAGCTCCATAACATCAGCATTTAAATCACTAACTTCTGATTGCTCTTTTATTAATTTTTTCTTATTTCTGGATAAAAATTCATCAATTTTACTAGTAATATTCATCTTTTAATTCTCCTAAAGAATGTAAGTTTTCTAATAATTAAAATATTAAGATTTAGAATTTTTCTTCATCATATTAATTATTTCAGTTCCGATATCATTCACTAAACCAACTAACTTCTGAATATCTTTAGCAACATAACTCCATATCTCTGTTCCTCTTTTAGAATCATACTGTCTAGTTAATTTCCACATTCTATCAAATTGACTATCTAGTCCAGAGAAAATTTTCTCAAAATTTTCTAATTCTTTATTATCAGTTGCTTCACCAAGATATTTGTCAATCTTGTTCTCAATCATTATAATGACCTCTCAATATTTTCCAATACTTGCCATACATGCTTATGGTAGATATCCTTCACTTCTTTCATATCAATTTCTGGTTCTTCAATAATTTTCTTATTTGAACCATTTTTTATTTCAAAATCTTGTCCTTCATATATTCCTTTCACCCAACTTGGATGATTTGATGGATCTGTTACTAAATCCCAAGTAATCAAATGAAAATCCTCATTTACATAATAATCAACTTCATTTACTGTTCCTAGTCCCCTACTTGAAATACCTAAATTACCTTCTCTGATAAGAACTTTAGCATTTCTACCACTATCAGTATCTACAACCTTAGCCCTTCCTTCAAGGTTATTTTCGTCATGCCATGATAATTGTTCAATAAGAATAGCAATTTTATCTGGATTCACTTCAGGTGTAGGCGGATGGCCAAGTTCACCCCAAAGACATTTATTTTTAACTTTTTCCATAATTTTATTAACTTCTCTATTTAAGATATTTTTTTTATATCTTCTACCATTATTATTCATAATTTCGGCAGAACTAAAAATACCATCTATATAAAGATTGCCAGATTCGCTTTCTTTAACCTGAACATTATGTGATAACTCCGTAATAAGCTTTAATCTCATTTTATTTTATCCTCTATTATTTTAGTCTGTTTCTGATACACCAGAACCAAATCTACTAGTATAGGCGTCAGCAACAGCTTTCCATATAATTTTAGATTTTAATGGAAAATTTGTTACAAGTGATGAAAGCATATCAAAAGCTTCCTGATATTTTTGTGGTGTATTAGCTCTTTCAAACTTATATTGAATTCTTCTCATTCCAGTAGTTAAACTTGCCATAGAACTAGCATCACCAGATGACATATCCAACTCTTTTAAGTATTTCTTAATAACTGTTTTATCTCCAGATTTAAATTTTTTCAAATCTTCTTCATTTAAAGATCCTATATACTTCATTTATATACTCCTCCTATTTCTTATGCATTTAATTTTTTATTAATAACATCTTCTGTTTTTGTTTTAGAAACAGGTTGATCAATAATGTCTTTTTGTAAACCAAGTTTATTTTTCAAAAATTCATTCTTAGCTTTAAGAATTTGTCCTCTTAATTTTTCTTTGGCACTAAGAAAATCATCATCTTCAAAAAAATCTAACGCTGATTTTATTTCTTTCTCATCCATATCAAATGCCTCCACACATTTTTATTTATAAAATTCTGTAATTATAATAATTTTATTACATTTATTATATTATATAATACTTTTATTGAACCATATTCATTAAATCTTCTTCTGTCATTTCAGATTCTCCATTTTCACTACCAGCACCTATATTTCCACTATTAGCTTCTGCGAATTCATCATTAGTAGTCAATAAATATTGTTTATCTTTCTTAAATCCTGCTTTATTATCCTTTAAATCCAAATCAGTCCATTTTAAATATCGTTTTATTAAATAATATTTAGAAAACTCTGCATTATTAGATAATGCATTATAATTATTAAATGATTGTTCTAAAAATGCCTGTTCCATAGATTGTCTATAGTGGGAAGGTGGGGTCATTTTTAATTCAAAACTTCCTTTATTTAATTTATACTGTTTTTTTAAACCTTTAAATTCCAAATGTAATAAAAATAAATCTTCAAATTCTCTACAGAATATGTTTTGTTGTCTTTCAAGAAATTTAGCCCATTTTATTTCATCTCTTGTTATTTGACCAGCATTAGATCCACCAAAAACTATATTAGCAGATTGCCCTTCACTTTGTTGTTCTACTCTTGACATAGGATATTTTAATGCTCTATAAAGTTTTTTAGCGAAATAATATACATCATCAAGTTCAGTAAACCCTTTTACATTACCACCAACAGCCTCAATACTTGAACCTCTACCATCACTTGATGTTGGCAAAAAGAAATTTTCCAAAATACTATTACTGGCAAAGGATAATTTTGCGCCTTTAAAAGATATTGCGAAATTATGATTTCCCTCTACTTCAATACAACCACAGTCATCTCTTTCATCCAAATATTCAATTCTTACTACTCTATGATTCATATATCCTGCAAAATTCATTCTGAAATCAACATAATCATCAAACCCCATTTCATCAACCATTCGTAACAATATTCCTTTGTTTAAATGATCAAATTGTTTATTATTAATACATTGATCTTTATTCAATTCTTCCAAATAACCCATAAATTGTTCATTATTACTCAATACTTTCAATAATTTATCTCTTGAACATGAACCAGATTCAATAAAAATATCACACATCATTTTAATAGCTGTTTCATCAATCAAAAATGATTTCTTTTTGCTAAAATTAGTTCTATTCTCTTCATTTGAAAACCATTCAGTCTTATGTTTTCTAGCAGCCTCTTTTTGTCTTTCTCTTACTTCTGGTATATTGAGAACTTCCAGCATTTTTGCTGCTTTGTTTTGTATAATATTGGTTTTTGTAACCCATTCGGAATGTTTTTTTCTATATTCAGGATCTTTAAACATCTTTTTAACATTTTCACCATGCATGTGATGGTGTTCTTCGTTTGTCATAATTTGTAAATTATCCGGTGAATTATTAAATCTATCAAAATTTTTGTGATGAACTATACCACTATATTTACCATAAATATTATTTGCAACAACTCTATGTGTAAATCTCCATTTATCATCTGATGGTGTATATACTTGCTCATACTCAACTTTCTTAGTACCCATAAAACCCATTCTAGTATATAATGGCATCAATGCAGTACCCTCCTGTAACATATCAGCTCTACATTCACTACCATCTCTAAGAATAAATTTATGATCTGGTGTAGTATCAATAAATGCACCATTATCATAATGAACCCTAACCATTTGTTCATTAGGACGCGTTATCATTGCTCTCTTTATTTTACCCGGTTCAATGTTATGTGTTTCTTTATTTACGGTATATACCCAATGTTCCTTTCCTTCATTATGTTCCTTAATAATTTCATCTAATGTAAGAAATCTACCATCTAATAAAGGAATTTCTGTATCATGTCTAATACAAAGAACTTCTGGTTCTTGTGTAAGATTACCAGTTGTAGGATCATATGATTGCTTTTTAATAAATTTTGTTTTGATTTTCTCAACAAATTTCATGGCCTTATCACGTGGCATGTTACCAGTATCAATCTTGAAAACTAATCTTTCTGGTGAACGAACAATTCTGTAAATAATTACAGATGTTTCTAATAATTTTAATTGATTATATGGAACTTTAGCCTTTTCAAGAAATCCAAGTACATCATATCTTGTAACACCATATAAACCATAATTAATATATCCTATTTGTGCTGGTTCAAATATAATTATTTTTCCTTTATTTTGCTCAGCCTCTGCTCTGCTACTAGGTTTTTTAGAACTTTGTGTCAAATATTGATAAAATGTTGTAATCTTACCTGTTTTTGGATCATATTCTATATCCATAGTTTCTGAAGGTAATTTTTTAATATTTGCAATTCCATCTCTATTATTTATACTTAATATTCTTTCATAATATAATCTACCATCTACTAAAAATGTTCTGAACAAATCCCAAATTTTATTATCTATATCAAGTCTATTATAAAAAAGTTCATTAAATTCACTATGTAAAATATTAGTAATATTCTCATTTCTACTAAGTGTTTCGTCCCTAATATCAAGAATAAATGTACCATCGTCTGTACTATCTATTTGTGTAGCTTCATTACATGCATCTTCAATAATATCGGCTATTTCTGGAGCATCGGCCATACTTCTGTACGTCATAATTTTATTAACTTCATTTTGATGCATTTTATTAATGTAGCGATTATAAAATTTATTAAGTGTAAGTGTACCTACTTGGCCATATCCTTCAAGAAAGGCCAGATCGTCAATACCTTCACCACCTGGATCTCCTTTGGTAAGTTTACTACCAGCTTTATTCTCAAAAGCTTTTATCGCTTCATCAATTCTTTTATTGAAATACTTATCAAACCACGCCATTTATTTTTCCTCTATATATTTTAATTCTTTCATCAAATACAGTTGTCAAAATTGTTGATATTTTAATTTCTGGACGCCAAAAATAAATGGATTTTAACCCAGCTTTCAATTTTAAACACCCCATAAATTGATAAAGATGATCATATTCTTCCCAAACCATTGGTAAAAAAAGAGATTTATATGACATATATTCAAATATTACACCGTGATATGGTGGGTATATAATATTTACTAAATCTGATTCGTTTATCCCGTAATATTCTTTAATATGTGTAATAATATTTATAACAATTTTTACTTTGTCAGTATTTTTCTCCAATAATTTACAGTATCGTATATCTCGAAATGCGGCCAATTTGGTAGATAATATAATACCATCATATACCGACATTTTTTTATCAAAAATATTACCCATGCATCCCATTATCATATTATTACTATTATAAATAGTCGAATATACTGGATAATCTATAGAACTTAGATATTCATCTTTAGGTATCTCTATAGAGTTATCAAATTCATTCTTCAAAGATGCCTTAGCAATATTTATAATATTCGTTTCATTTATCATATTCTTTTCATTTATCATATTATTCAATTATTTCAAATAAATATAAAAACCCATCATGTGAAGTAAAATATAATCTATTTTCATCAATTATAGGAAATGTTTTAATGCACCTATCGGTTTTATATGACCATAATTTTTCACCATTTTCAACAGATATAGCATAAATTGAACCACTATTACAGCCTATAAATACAATATTTTTATATAATGCTGAACCACCAACAATAACATCATCTAATGATGTTATCCAAAGAATATTACCCTCGAAATCTACTTTGAACACTTTATGAGAATCTGTTCCAATAATTATACCATCCTCTAAAATTGTAGGTGTAAATCGTATCTGCCTTCCAAGTCTTTTACACCATATTTTACTACCAGTATTGATATCTAAACAATATAAATAACCATCAAAAGAAGAAGCAAAAACAAATTTTTGTGAAATTATTATATTCTTTACAGGACCTCCTGTTTTATAAATCCATTTTGATAATCCATTTACAATGTATACATTATATACACATCCATCATTAGAGCCAACTATTATGGTATTTTTGTAAGCCAAAGGATTACAAGGTATTGGTCCTTCTGTTTTAAATTCCCAGTTTACATCCCATGAATCCTTCTCTAAACTCAACATACTACCCACAAAATCACCATTTTTTCTATAATACTCTGTTGGAATAATAATACTCTTATCTGTTATTATAGAAGAACCATGTATTTGATGGATTATTTTTTTTGATTTCATTTCTTTTGTTTGAATAGAATATCTATATAAATGTCCTGAATAAGATCCAAAATATATATCTTTATCATGAAATACAGGACACGATCTAGCACCTCTCAGATGAAAATCTAAATCATATTCTTTTAATACAGTACCTTTATTTTTATCAATAATACAAAATGTTGATCGATCTGTCGGTAAATATATATTATTATCTATAATCATCACTTTTGGTTGAATAGTATCATCAATAGGATTATTTATCATTATTTTCCATATTAACTTAATATTTAATTTAAGTAATACGGGATTAAACTTCATACCTAGTTCATTCAAATCATATTCATATTCAAAATTTATATTACTATTTTTAAACTTCTCATGCCCATCTCTTAAAAAGTTAATAAGAAAACAACATCCTACAATGTTAGAGTTTATTTGATCAATATAATTGTAAGCTAATTCACATGAATATCCTGAATTAAGAATATCATCCACTATAACAACTCTATCATGTAACATTGGTAAATATCCACTATATATTTTTCTTGTACCATATTCTTTTCTATTTTTATGAAAGATACATATTTTCATATCTTCATAATTATCGTCTATTGCCGCATCTATTATAGATAATGCAAGTGGCGTTCCTGCAAAATCTAACCCCATAATGACAGTTGGTTCATATTTTTTAATTCTATTCCATAACAAAATTCCCATATATTTTCTACATTTTGTTTTCAAAGATATTTCTCTAATATCAAAAATCCATCTTATAGGATTTTTATTTCTCCCATATCCCTGCCCCACCTTCAATGCAGTATTTAATAATTCCTTTTTTACATATTCTCTTATATTATACATTATTTTATTTCCATATGATATGAATATATTTCATCTATAGATTGTAATTCTTGTAGATCGTTTTTTATGTTATTTACAACTTGTTTAGCCTTTATTATTGCAGTATAATATACATAATGTTTTATTATCATTTTCAAAACTTTTGTAAAATCATCTACAAATATTTTAAACTCAGGAATTAATCCTGAGATATCAAATTTGTCTAATGAATGATAAAAATAAAAAATATTCTGGAAACTATCAAATTCACAAATGGGGATTGATTTTATAATGATATTTTCTATTTCTTCAATAGAATATTCTTTGTTAGACAATTTAATAATTCGTAAAGCCATATCCCTATCATTATGCAACGTAATTTGTTTCCAGATTGGGAATTCATCAAGAATAATTTTATTAATTTTATTGTTATAAACTAAATTTTTTATTTTACAAAAATCTTCCACTTCAATAACAAATAACCATTTATTATCCTTTTTAATGAAACATGGTATTTTTTTCAAATATTCTGAATATTGTTCTATAAAATTAGCATTAGTATAATTTGATATAAATTCATCATTATAATTTATAACTTCATTCTCACTTATAATAACATCATAGATTGTATCGTGTATTGTAATTGCGTCTTTTGAAAAATCCATCAAAAAACATTTTTTTGAATTAACATCATATAACAATTTAAAATATTTCATCTATTAAATCCCTCCATTATTGAAATACTTATCAAACCACGCCATTTATTTTTCCTCTATATATTGTAAATTATTTTCTAATTGTTCTATTTTTCTTCTTTCTATTTCATTTACTATACCAGAAAATACATTCATAACCTTATTAGATTCATTTCTTTGTTCTTCATTAGCTTGTTGAACACCTAAAAGTCTAATTTCAAGATTACGCATCATCAATATAAGTCTTCTCGGAGAACAATCTTTAACAAGTTTCGGATCACCTTCTAATGGCTGCCACCATCCTTCTACATAATTAGGACAATTACTAGGATCACCTCCTAAAAGTTCTAAAAATTTACATTCTTTAGCATTACAAGTATTTTCCATATTTACCTCACATTATTAATTTTTAACACAAATTATTCCTATATTAGCTCTTGGCCTCCATGTTGCAACTGTTGCATTATTTCCAGTAAATCCTGTTCCAGCTGATCCTGTTATACCGTGATTATGTGGTTGACTACCACCTGTATAGCCTGTCTGTGGATAAGAATAAGATGACCAAGTATGTGTTCCAGCTGGTCCAGAACTCGAAGAATATCCAAGAAAAGTATAAGAATGTGCATGACTTGGCATCTGAGCTATCGTCAAAGTCAAATCTTGAGTTGTGTGAGTATGGCTCGGTCCTGTGTGTGCATGATCAGGCTGTGTCCATGTTCCTCCTTTGTTACCGCCTGCAACATCATATGCATTAGATCCACCTTTCACAGCAAGAACAGTGTCAGCTTCAGCAACAGTATCTATTGTCCATCCAGTAGGTGCAACATTCTGATAAAACCATGCCTTTGTTCCAGAAGGTAAATCACCAGCATCAACATATGTCTTAATAGCAGATTCTGATGCTAATTTAGTTGATGATGAACCTAAAGTAGTAGAAATTGCAGTTCCTGAAACACTACCATTGATAGTTGCTGAATTGATTATTGGACTTGTTAATGTTTTATTAGTAAATGTTAATGTAAGTGTTGGATTTGTCCAATAATCTACATATGACTTTATAGCATATTGAGTTGCTATTTTTGTTGTTGATGGTCCTGAACCACCTAAGTTAGTATCATTATCGACAGCAGTTCCTGTTATAGAAGTATTGATTGTTGGTGATCCGATAGTTCCACCATCTATTATTGGTGCTGTCAATGTCTTATTTGTAAGTGTCTGTGTATTTGTTGTACCTACTACAGCACCTGTTGCACCGTGAACAACAGTAAGTGCC